TGGCGATGACCGCATCTTCAAGCTCTCCGATCTGTTCCTGCGCAGACTCGGATGCGAACAGAATCACCTGCGCCAGACGTTCCAAGATCCATAGCGCCGAGTATTCTCCCGTTGTCATTGGGACAATCGAGCGCGTTAGCTCAATGCCAAGTTTAGGCACTCCGGCTTTTGGCAAATCAGCAAGATCAAAGTTGCAAGTGACGCCGCCATCTACCAGATACATTCCAGCATATTGAACGCCGGCGTAGACACCAGGAATTGCTGTCGAAGCCCGGATGGCCAGTGCGAGCGGCATGTCCGGATATGTAGTCGCATTTAGCAAAACCTTGCATCCTTTGGCCAGGTCGGTCGCAACGATATTTAACCCTGAGCCGATATCAGCCAGCGTCTTGTTGCCTGTTTTATTTTCCAGCCAGGCGAGGAGGTTGTTGCCGTTGCAGTACGCAGCTTCCTTGAATGGCGACAGGAGCGACAAGCCAAGAAGAGAAGAAAAGTCTTCAATGAGCGCCAATTGCGTGATGTCAACAATGTCCATGCCTGCTGCGTACAGCCCGGCCACGACGCTGCCACCGCTTGTGGCGTCCACGCGGCCTCCGGGCGCGAGCGGATCGTAGCCGGCGTCGATCACTGCAGTGAGCGCGCCGACATGAACAGATGCCAGGAAGCCGGAGCCGGAGTAGGCGATAGCAATTGGTTTAAGCATCAGATTGTCCCATCAGTTGAATTACTTTATCGGTCAGCGCCTTGTTCTGGCGAGCGAGCGCTTCCAAGGTCAGCATACCGGCATCCTGCCACCTAAGCAGGCTGTCTATTTGTCCGTTGGCGTCATGCATCTGAGTGGTAAGCGCCGCCAGTCTTTTTTCGACAATCTCCAGTCGCGTCATGCGCTCGGCAATGTTCTCGATGATCACAGCACAATCCCCACGGGTTGGCACGCCGCGTTGATCTTGGCCTGCTCGATAGCGACAGCGCGCGAAAACTCCATCGTGAACAGGATGCCTATCTCACTTTTGGCGTCGCCCACTGCCGCAATCGAAGCATTGACTTGCTGCCAGCAGGGCACTGCCGCAACGTCGCCAGTAGCTTGCGCAAGTGCAAGTGCGGATGAAGCGTCAGTGCTCAGCCACTTACCGATCGGCGTAGAGTTGGCGACTCCTGCGTTAAACGTGCCGAGCGTGTTGCACCCGCACAGTGCAACAGCACAGAGCACATAAATTAATGTATTTTTCATTTTCCGCTCCAGACAAGCCTTATCATTGAGAAGATTGCGTAGAACAAAAAATACAGCGAAAACGCAATCCATAAACTAATCAGCACCGGCGCGAAGACCAGGAACACGCCGGTACGGATCAGGAAGCCTTTCATGACAGTGTGTTTTGATCGTCGTTACGCTGCCGGAAATAATCGCGCAAATCGTCGCGCAACTTGATCGAGCGGCCGGTCAGTTCAAAGACGCCATAAGCATTGCGCTTAAGGTCAAGATCCGGGTCGTAGCCGTTCGATTGCAGAATCTCCCACCGCTCGTTGTACTTGCGGTTGACCTTCGGCCCGTGCCAGAAGTGTTTGATCGAACCTTCGACGTAACCGATATCCTTGCAAATATGACTCATCGCATTCTGCTCCCAACGCAATAGCCGTTTGCCGTAAGCATCAAGCTTCGTCATGTCGTTGACGCCGTACGTCTTCGTCACTTGACCGATCAGCGCCCAGGCCATGTGATAGTCCGCGCTGCCGATGATGCAGGTGTCCATCAAACCACCCAGCCAGTCCCATGCTTGCCGCGTGTATGCCCAAGCATACCCGGAATGCCAATAATCGTACCCCGGACCATGCGGCTGCCGCTGCAAGTACTGCCGACAGAACGAACGGTAATGCCCGATGTGCTGCTGCTGCGGGCCAAGGTCATAGGCATCCGACCACGGTTGCACCACATGGTAATGCTGCAAATGCTCCAGCGTTTCTTTCACCCAGTCGGAGCGGCTGAACTCGATGTCGCTATCGATGCAAGCGACATACTTCCAGCCGTGGTCCGGTATTCTCTGCACTGCGAGATCCATCAGATTTTCCTTGACCCACAGAACTGAGTTGCCGCGCACTTGGATGTGATGCGGATTGCTGCTATCAGTAACGACCCACGGGCGATCGCCGAACGCCATCTCGATGGTGATCAGGATGGCGCCACTATCGGCCATGTGTTGCGCAAAACGCCGATAGTTCTCGTAGTGCTTTTGGTAGCGGAACGGGTTGAAGATCGCCGTTACTACGTAGAGTTTGTCGCTCATGCGAGTGCTTTCAATTCTGCCATGTCGGCTTCGAGCGCATCCCAGTTCAACCCTTCGGGCGTTGTGCCGGCGTGCGCAACAAAGTCTTTTGACAGCGGTGCGTATGCCTCTTCCATGTACTGGCCCAAAAACGCCGCAGTGGTCGGGATCAGCATGCCCCACGATACGATGTAGTAAACGTCGTTGACGTACCCGACGATTATCACACAGTGTCCGCCGACAATCGGCGAGCCGGGTACGACGTCCCACTGACTCGTGTTGCTCTCGGCCGAAGCAGGAAGATTGAGCCCAATATAGACGCAACCGAACCAGTTGATGGCGTCCTTGATTTCGCTCAGGTCAGTCACATTGAGTGCTGCATATCCTGCGAGCACATCGCCGCCGATGCCGGTCGTCATCCAGGTGTTGAGGACATCAGTCTCGGCACAGCCTTGATCTGTCTTCGGGTCCGCCGGGTTGTAGCCGCCGATAGCTTCGTAGGCCGCCAATACTTGCGCATCGGTCAGCACAGTATCGTCCCACCGCTGAATGCAGTGCGCGACTCCAGCGATCGTACAGTCGCCAATGCTGTCGTTCATGTCCATCGGCCATGCAAGCACCGGCGGCGGGCACGAAGCAGGAGGCGGTGCCAGTGCGCGATCGCGCACGTACTTAGCCAGCGGCGGTATTAGATGGCTGCGTTTCGGGGGTAGTCTTCCGAATTTCATTGTTGTCCTTTGTTAGTTTATTGTAAAGAGCATGCCCTATTGTCAAGATCGCCCCGGCGATCAGTGGCGGCACCGTGTCAGGCACCGGCTGCTTAAAGCCATCAAGCGCCCACACTACGAGCGGAGTCAAGGTTGTGATCGAGACGACAGCGCCGCCGGTGGCGACGGATGATATCTTATTCACGCTAATGATCCTCCTGCCTGCAAGTATGCCGTTTGTAAGGCCGCGTACGCATTGACATGCTGCCCATATGGCGACCCTGGAAGCGAAGCCCAGGTTTTACAGCAGGCTGAGATTGCTCCTGCCAAGTTACCGGCCAGAATCAGGGGCAATGCGTGCCGCTCTCTCATCATCTCAACCGCGTACAGGTCTTGCGACGCCGGAGAGAAATCAGGAAGATGTAGAATTGGCATGTAATCTTCCCACCAATGGTGCATTATCTGATAGCGGCCGGCCGCGTCCGAGTTGCACTGCTTGTTAAAAATGTTCGGGTGGTTCGCGTAACTGGTAAAAAGTAAAGGTTTGCTAGCTGTCGATCCGACAAGCACGTTGTAGCCGTTATCTGAAACTGCGAGAAGAGGCGTGCCAATTTCAGAAACAGCGATCATGTCGAGAAAGGCGGCGGCATTCTGACCACCGCATTGATCTGCTGTTAGAAAGGGCATTTTATGCCTCCTAGTTTAGGGCTACCATAATTTGCCTTTTATTGCGGCCATTGTCAAGGCAACTGTACCGGCCATCGACATAATCCAGGCAGCGATGTGCCCAATGCTTATTAAAAAGGCACGTCCTTTCTTCCATGCTTTCATGATCTCCAACACTTCACTCATGGAAGCCACCATCGTGCCTTGCCCTTTCTGCACTTCGAGGGTGACTATGGTGTTGGCTTGTAGATCGCGGTGAAAGGAAGCCATGCGCTCGTCGCCCTTGCGAAATTCCTCAATCGTGTACTTTCTCAAAAGAGCCAAGTCGTCGGCAACAACTTCAGGAGTTAGTGGGCCGGTCACTCTGTCGCTTGCGCGTCGACGCGGAAACTCATGATCCATATTATTCTCCTAATACGTGATAACAATCAAACCGTGCGTCCCGGAGCCGTTGTTCTGCGCATTGCCGTTACCGCTGCCGCCGCCGTAGCCGCCTGCAGAACCGTTGTAGCCGAGCGATGGCTGGGCGCCCCCGCCACCAGAACCAGGGCCGTAAGAGCCGCCAGTCCACGCTGCAATAGGATGCATGCTACCGTTTCCCCCTGAGTTCCCTCCGCTGCCGCCGAACGCTCCGCCGCCGCCGGATCCGTTCGTTCCTGACGTGCCATTCGGCGTAGCAGACACGCCGCCCACGCCGCCTGCAGTTCCAGTCGGTCCCAAGCCGCCAGCACCGCCTGTGTTCACCAGCCCGGCACCGCCTGCGGTTGAACTTCCACCGTTACACCCGCCGCCGCCGCCGTATCCATCGAAAAAGCCGGAGTAGCCATTGCCGCCATTCTGGCCGGCGCCACCCGGACCAGCCGCGCCACCGCCGCCACCCTCCTGCGAACCGCCATTGCCTCCTGAATACGTGGTTGCGCCAATGCTTGACGATGCTAGTCCGCCCTGCCCCGCAGAGCCATCCTGCGCCAATACGCCATTCGTGCTTACCGTTGGGGCAGCATTCGCTACGATATTTACCCATGTGCCGTTGCCGCTGGTGGCAGGAACGGAAACATAGAGATAAACGGTTGCGCCAGGAGATACAGTAAGGTTTGTAGACTTGGCATATGCGCCGCCTCCGCCGCCAACGCCGCTGATACTGGGCGATGTTTCACCCGTCCCGATCGCCTCAATTGATGCGATGTTCGTGACACCAGCAGGTACTGTCCACGTTCCTGTGCCAGTAGCTGTGATAACGACAACCCCGTGAGGCTGCACGCCGTCACCGAGAAAAAGCTGTTGCATGATCCCCATTATGTCATCCCTGTGCCGGCGATCAACCAGCTTGTTGCCGTGATCTTGATTGCAGTAGCAACCCCGTATTGAGCAAGCGTGCGGTTGCCAGCAGACCCGCCAGGGGACATGAGCAGCGTATCGGAAGCAATCGCAATTGTGAGCGCCAAAACTGACATGTTCACGAAAGTAATGCCTGTGCCAATCGGGTACGCCACGCTGGCATTAGCTGCGATCGTGAATGTGCGCGAGTTGGCGTCGGCTACCGGGTGGAATATGTGCTTGCCAGCGTCCCCGAGAACGGTCGTATAGTTCACGCTCTGCGAATTCTGCGGTATAGTCGCTGCCGCCGCTTGCGCCGCCGTGGTTGCTGCCGACGCCGCCGACGCCGCCGACGCTGCCGCTGCTGTCGCTTGTGTCGTCGCCACGCCTGCTTCGGTAGTGGCGATCCCTGCCTCCGTGGTCGCCGTAGTGGCACTCGCTGCCGCTGCCGCTGCCTGCGTCGCCGCGTTGGCCGCAACCGCCGGCCCGATAGTCGTGAGCTGGAATGCTGAGTCCACCGACGAGTACCGCACCACCACAATCTGATCAATCAGATAATCCCCAGCTTGGACGGGAGTTCCGTCAGGGCGAACAATCGGTACTGCACCGATCGCCCCGATATTGATTGTTGCGGAGCCTGTATTGGTGTACAAAGCCCGGAACGTCATTTCCAAACCATCAGCATAGGCTACTACGTTGGCGGGGGCTGCAACGGCAACGGCATTGACTGTTCCGGTATCGACTGCGTAGTTCTGCGTGCTGCCGCCAAGCTGAGAGGGCGACGGCAGCGCATTGAACCCGGCAGCGATCAGGTCAAACTCAGAGGACACCAGCGCAGAGGCGCCGCGACTGTTTGGTGCAGGTACACTGTCGGTATGATTGTAGTATGCGTTAGTAGTCATCGTTCAAGCCTGTTGATGGTGTAATGAAGTATCCCGCTGGATATCGTATATGGCAGATCGATGGCAGTGTCGCCATAAATAATGAGGCCGAGATTGACGCCGTCGCCAGGCGTGTCGATCTCGTAGTCAGTCAGGAACGGTGCGTCCCAGTTGAACTGGTCCCAGTTGAACACGTCCCACCACGAGCCGCCGCCGATCAGATCCTGCGTCGTCTGCGCACCGTCCGCCGCATCGCCGGAACCATAGCTCAAGGTGTACCCCACAGTCAGTTCCGCGGTGCCAAGGCATGTCGCTTGCAAGACCGTGCGATGATAATGCTTCCGGTTGCGCGGTGACTTGCTGGAGTTGAATGCAGTGAACAGATGCGACTGGATGTTTGCGCCATCCTGCGAGGTTCCGCGTTCCAGTTCGTAGACATACCCATCCGACCCGGATGCAAAAATACGCTCAACGCCTGTAGAGTCCACTGCCGAAGCGACAGTGTTGACATACATGCTTCCGGCAGATTGCATATTGAACGGCATGATGCCGCCCACCGAAGTGACCGGCGTGTTCGTGTACTGACTGATGCTACTCTGCATGAACAGGATCAAGCCGGTGCCGTCATTGAAAAACAAGCGATATTGATTAGTACTGCGCACCACGCAGCTTGCTGTCGTCATGCCACGCTTGGCATCGATCAACGGCTGCACGGATCGGGTCAGTGTCGATATCTCGAAGTTGCCGTAGTTGCGTGTCGAGTTGATCTGCGCGATGCCCTTGGTGTCCAGATAATATGCGAAGCCGATATTCTGCGCAGTGTGCGGCACTGCGCCAGCGTCCGGCGACTGAATGACCAGATTGAAGTCGGCTACGCTGGTGCCATACAGAATGTAGGTTTTACCCGACAAGCCGACTATGCCGGAGGTAAACATGGCCAGAGCTCCGCCTGTCTGGTCGCCAAGTTGCGGTAGCAGACCGGAGCAGGTATCCCCAAGCGCGATAACAGCCGCTCCGGTGAGTGCCGTCCAGCTATACGGCAACCCGATGCCGGACACCTCGACGTTGGAGCCGTACGCCAGTATCAGCATGTTCTGCCATGCGCAGATGTAGTTTGGTGTGTCGGTGTGCAGCCCGGTTATGATCGGGACGTAGGTAGTGCCATCGAACTCGAATGCATAATTGGCGCCATCGGCACCATACATCTTGGCGGTTGTCAGAGCGCCGGTGAAGTTCGCTGTACAGAACTCGTACCGACCACCGGGCTGTAAAACGATCTGCACAGCGCCTGTCGTCGCTTGACCGACAAGCTGACCACCGTCGGTGAGTGCTTCTCCGGTGACGAACGTACCTGTTTGTGAGGCGAACACAAAGGAACCAACTGGCTCGACCCCCCATGTGCCGGTCATCAGCAGCGCCGCTGCCACTACGGCAGTGCTGCCGCTTGTAGCGCCTGTTATCGTATCGCCGACATTGACTTGGCCAAACCCTTGGAACGTCGCTGTCTGGACACCGGACTCGGAACCGCTGGTGTTGATCGGCGTCCCGCCGACGGTCAGCGCCACTTCGAACGTGTTGGTCGTGGCGTTGACCACATAGTATGTAGTGCCTGCCGTCAGCCCGGTATAGAGTGCTCCGGTCGTTGCGAACGATACCGGCGTGCCGTTGGCCGCTCCGTGCTTTGTCAACGTGATGACACACGGCGATGCGCTCGTCATTGTCACGACGCCGGAGCGCTGCGCAAACTGCATCTGCAGCCCCAGTGTGACAGCAACCCATCCATTGCTTGTCGATTGGTACATCACCGCCGCAGTGCCGCCAACATTGTTGCGGAATGCGTAGAGCGCGCCGTTGTAGTACCAGCAGCCTAGAACGGGGCCTGAGCCGGGCACTTTCGATATGGCCAGGCGGTACTGCGCCGCTGCCAAGCTGTTGTAGGTTGCATGCAGCAGCGGCGTAAGCGCAGCATTGGCGGACACCTTTGACACGGTAGCTTCCGGCGTACCGCTGACGTTCAATGTCTCTGCTACGAACGTGCCGGTAAGATAAGTGACGATCAGCTCAGTCGTGCCGTTGACTTGCAGAACGACTGCAGTAGCCCCTGATGTCGCCCCTGTCACAGTGGCCCCAACGGCAATCGAGCCGGTAACGGCAACCACCATGTTCCAGTAGTCTTGCGCAGAGGGTGATGGATGTCCATCAAAGCGCTCGTAGCCGTACATGCGACGGTAGCCGCCGGTCAGCGCCGGTTCATAGTTCAGTGCATCAATCAGCTTGCCCGGCGGGATCTGAAGCGCCGGAGTGGTGAGGTCAAGACCGCCGGTCAGCGGTACTACCTCGGTGCGGATTCCTGCGGCGCGCGCAGCCATTACGTCAACGCAGCACAGGTGATCAGCTCTGGCAGCCGATCCTTTTCCATCTTGCGCATGAACGACAGCAGCCGGGTTTCGCCGCGCTGTATCGCGTCAGGTGCGGCTTCGTACTCGCCGTACATGATCAGTGCAGCCCACACAATGGCCATGTGAAATTGCGCAGGGAGCGCCGGGATATCCGTGTCGTTGACCATGTAAGTGGGCGCCTGGAAGTAGTCGGCGGTCACTGTGAAGGTGCCGTCCGGCCCAGGGCCAAGGCAAAGCGATTTGTCGACAGGCGAAATAGAACACTCGATCGGGCGTGTCGGCGAGTTGCGCAGCGCTCCTATCAGGTACGTATCGCGCCATAAGTCATAGTCCAGATAGGCCATCGTCACTTCGGAGATGATACCCGGCACTGTGGCGTAGTTGCGGAACGTGTCGCGGTCCCACATGCCGAAATTCACCGCGCCCGCTTGCGCTGGCGTCGTTGTGAACTGAAGACTGGCCGGCACGAAAGACACGCCGGGGGACACCCGCAGCCAGCCCCAGTCCTGATGCTTGCTTTGAATGTCGAGCCAGGCGTCGTTGACCCAGTTGACGAACCGAGCGTACTCTCCGCGCTGATTGACAGTCGTGACCGGGCCGCCGCCGGAAGCTCCGGCTTCGACGCACGCACGCTGTACAATTTGCAAAAAGTTAATTTTAGTACTCCGCCATCATCTTGGTCAGCCAGTCCGCGCCTTTGGGGTTGTTGTCGCGAATAACCGAAAGCGGATAGATTGCGCTGGTGTTGACGCGCACGGTGTTGTCAATGTAATCGGTTTCGGCCTCCTGCGCATCGACGTGCTGAGTCTCGACCGAATCGAACTTGGCACGGATGATCGCCTCGACGTACTTGCGTCGGGTAACAATCGGAACGCCAACAGGAAGAAAGCCCAGCACCCACCATTTGCCATCTTTATAAATCTCGGCGCCTTTACCGTTGACCCAGCAAGGAACGCATGTCGCCGGGTTTTTTGCCGAGCTGCGCTGGATGTTGATGATGATCGGCTCTTCTGCAAACGCCAGCGCTTCCAGATAGTTCTGGTCCATAGGAATATCGACAGCCTCCAGACTCTCTCCGGTGCGCAGCAACGGGCTATCGTCCATGTCGATCTCTTTTCGCTGACTGATTTTCATATCGCCAGTGTGAAGTTCTTTGCCGCCGGTCTTGAGCGGTGTGTCGATTGCGTCTCGGCCCATGATGGACTCCTAATATTGAGAGAAAGGAAAACAGCCTGCCGAAGCAGGCTGTGGGTGTTAGCTTGCTACGGGCCTGAACGGCATCATGATCAAGTCCTGGAAGTTATAGGTCAAGCCCGTAACCGAGGACAGATTGTTTGTGCCGAAAGTCCAGTTGCCGACTGCCGTTGCCCCTGCCAAAACAGTGATGTACCCGATCGGGCACATCGTATCCGGGATGCCCGGTGTTCTCGGCAGGTTGATGAAGTTACCGCCAATGTCCAGAGTTTCGACGCTACCCTGGCAAGCTTTGATATTGCCGCTGGCATCCAGACCGATCACGATGATCGTCCCCTGATTGGCTGCCACCGGGGGGAAAGCCAGCCCGGTATCGGCGTCGGTCGTCGGTGTAGCGCCATTGGTAATCGCTGTCTTGGTGTACGCCTTGCCCTTGATGCCGTACGTCGTGGTGCCGGTGGTGCTGATCGTCGACGTAGTGCCGGCGGCCAGAGTTACTTTCGACAAGCACAGTGTCTGTGCTACTTGCATTAATTGATCCATGATGCTTCCTTTACATTATTTGTGAAGAAAGCCAGCTCGGCTGGCTTCTATTATTTCAAAGCACAACCGGCTTAAACCAGAACCTTGGAGCCAACATTGCCAATAGCCATCCATCCGTTGTTCTCCACAAGGCACGCCTTCCACCAAATGGTGCCGGCGTACCCGCGTTGCCCGAACGGATCGCTCTTGGACTTCAAGCCAGGAGGCAAGTAAGTCGGCTCGAGCGATTCCTTGCCGCGCACAGCGATCTGGCTGAATGCGTCTTCGGCCATCACGACGATCTGGTAGACGTCGATGTTCGCACCGGAGGTCGAATTCAAGTTGGTGGTGCCGACAGCCGCGCCCGCATCTTGCAGTGCGGCCAGTTCGGGGGATGTGATGAAGCGGAAGCGTTCGCACATGCCGACTTCGTTCTCCATCGGCGAGCCGGATGCATACTTCTCGGCTGGCGTGAAGTTCGGCAGATCGCGGATGTCCGGCTCCAGATCGGTGTGGCAGTAGACAAAATACCCGGCCGGCACCGCCGACGTGGCGTAGTCTGCCGAAGCCTTCAGCACGCGCGTGACCATCTTGGCGTGGTTGGCTTGCAGGTTCTTGACGATCTTGCGAACGAAACCAAGCGACAAGCCGCCATTGACGGTGGCCCGCGTGGTGCCGGTACCGCCGTAATACTGGTTGGTGCAGCCTTTCAACGCACCGAAGATGATCAATTCATTGACGAAAGTGACGCGTTCGCCGATCTGTTCTTTCATCGCTTGCGGGATGTCATCTTCGTACAGGTCGTAGGTCTTATCGGTGAAACCGTACAAGCACGAGTACTGGTTGATGACGACAGTCACGTCTTGCGGCGTGATCGATTCAGGCGCCGGTGTGACGCCTTCAGACGTCAGATGCGCTTGCGTGATCGCATTGGTGCGGTCGCCGGTACCGTTCGAGAAGAATTGATTGGGCTGTGCAGCAGTGGCGTTGTAGGGAATCCAGCGACGAGCGACATAGGTGTCCGACTCGTTCTTTGGCATTTTCACCTGACGGCCGATCTTGCCGAGAACTTCGACAGGAACAGCATGCTTCAGAATTTCACCCTTGAATTTATTGATTCGCCCTGGGGTTAGCGAAAAGTTTTGCATCGTCATGAACTGCTCCTAAAGGTTACCCGGAATTGAATCCGGCATGAAAGTCATCGTCTTCTGTCGGTCCAGGGGCGTGGCCACCTGTACCACGGGGGTTGACCCCCGCTTCCAACCGTTGCTGCCGAGTTGAAGCAGCTTGCGTGGTTTGTGCTTTCGCCGCTTTACGCGACTCTTTAAATGAACTGATGATCGGAATCGTGACTTGGGAGTCCCAGCTTTCTGCCGCTGCTTTCCTGACTGTTTCCGGTTGTTTCGCGAGCCATGAAATGTACTCAGGGCTTTCGACCACATCCTTCCAGTCGTTGTGCGAACGGCTCAATAGTTTCAGCTCGAAGGACTGCTCGACCGCTTGCCGGATCTTCGGCGTTTCCGCGTCCAATCGCTGCTGTACGATCTGCTCCAACTGAGCCGGGGCTACTGCTGCTCCGGTGCCGCGCATCTTGGAAAGAGCCTTGTTCATGCCCTTCACAGTCAGTGCGGTCAACTCCGGGTACTCTTCCTTCAACTCCGCGAAGTCTTCTGCCGATATTTCAACTTGCGCACCTGCCACAGTTCCAGCCTTCAGCGTGTCAATCATCTGCTGAAGACTGCCGATCTTGCCAAATGCGGTATCGAGAGAACGCTTGTGATCGGCAGCTTGCGCTACGATCTGAGCCAATTGCTCTTCCGTTACCTTGGCGTACTTCGGCTTTGACGCCGCTGGTGCCGCAACTGCCGGTTCCGTTGCTACAGGTTCTGTAACTACGGCATCGACCGGCGGGGTTTCGTTATCGACTTCTAAAACCGGCGTTGATGTCGGTTTGTCGAGAACTTCGTTATCGAACCCTGCATTGAAATCTGCATCGAAATCATCGTTCATTTGCTTCTCCACTTTGATACAACGGTCGGCATCACTGTCGACTGTTACTACATGCCGTCCTTGCGGGCAGCCCTTTTACTCGATCACCTGCGGCTCGCGCCCCAAGTTAATTAATCTCTTCACTTCAGCGATCCGGCCACGTAGCTCGGCGGTTTCCGCTTCCAGTAGCACTCTATCGTTGCGTAAGCGCAGCGCTTCCAAATGCCTTTTCAGGTCTGCTTCGATCCTCAGCCACAGTGGGTGGTTGCGCTCTCCGTCGCTCAGAACAAGCTTATTAGGAGCGTTGATCGGGATCGGTTCCTTGCCTTTTCCAGATGCAATCATTGCTCCCCTGACATATTGTCTTGCTGCAATTGTGTTGCTTGTTGGACAGTATCATGCTCTCTTTGTTGCTGGTTTTCAAGTGCTTCAGCATTCTGCTGAGAAATATTTTTCACAAGATCGTGCGTCCGGTCATGTTGCCCTTCCGAGGCGTGGAGCGCGTTCTGAGCTTGCGCAAGTTGAATCTTGGTAGCATTGTCCTGTTGCGATTTGGCAAGATTAGCCTTGATGTTGTCTAAACTGATATTGCGTTGATTGGCGTAGGTGAGCATGGCCAGGCGCTCTTGCAGTTCCAATTTGCGAATATCCATTTGCGCATTCTGCTGGGCGATCTGCGCTTCCGTTTGTGCATAGGCCAGTTCGGTCTGGCCGCGTGCAGCTTCCACGGCTTGCGCTGACTGCGCACGGATATTCGCTTCGGCGATGCGCGCCTGTGCGGCGGCCATGTGCGGCGTGGATTGACCGTTTTGCAACTGCTGTTGTTCGTGCTGCGTCTCCTGCTGCATGAGTTGCAGCGCGGCCTGGGCACGTGCTTCCTCCACCTGCACTGCAGTCTGGGACTTGGCTTGTTGCACGCCGACCGCTGTCTGCGCACGCACCTGAGCAACTTGCACCTGTACTGGTGGCGCTGCCGGCTGCGCGTCGATCTTCTCTTGCTCTTCGGGCGTGTACTGCACCTTGCGCGGGTCCATGCGCTTGCTGCGCGTGTACTCGGCAAACCAACGCTTCGGGTCCACGCCGAACGCCGGGTTGATGGCGATCGACTCCATGCTCTGCAGCGTTTGTTCCTGCAGTGCGCGTTCGACCAATGCCAGCGAGCCTTGCGTATTCAACTCGAAAGCGCCCTTCTCTTCGTTAGGCACATCCGGATCAAGCAGCAGCCACTCATAGAGGTTGCGCACGAACGGGTCTGTGACGCCATCGTCGTAGATCATGGCAATACTGCGAAGCAGCGTTTGCGCATTGGTGCTCAATAGCGACGTGGCGCCAAACGTTTCCGGCATGTTCTCGTTTGCCTGGCCTTGCTCCTGCAACGGGATGTTGGATAGCTGCTCGGCCAGCTTGAATGCATAGTCGACAATCTTCATCAACTGGTCGCCGACGTTCGGTATCTCGATCGCCATGAACGCTTTGCGCACATCGTCCATTGTGCTGTCAGCCGATAGGTACCATACCTTGTCCGGGGTCATTGTCCATACACCGTCGGCAGGCTCGATGCCTTCGCGGTCGACCACAATCTGCGACCCTGCCGACTTACCGGCGTTGTTGAGCATGGAGCGCGTAGCGGCGTTGCACATCTTCTGCGGCGTGGCGATCTGCTCGCCGATGCCGATGCCCGCCCAGTGGCCGGCGCGCCGCGACCAGGCGAACACGTTGTATGGAAACGCGCCGGAGTCGAGCGGATTCAACGATGCCTTGACCACAGTGTCGTTGATCATCATGAGGATCGCCGGCAGTTCGTCCCAATCGGACGGCATATCGTCCAGGCCGAGCACATTGGCTGCTTCCAGGTCTTTGCGTGGGATGTCGCCGTAGAAGTACCACACCTCGAAGCGGTCCTTGTCGCGCACTTCAGCCGGGTTTCGCCCGCTGGACTCGACCTTGCCTGGGCCTTCCTTCAGCACCTTGTTGATCGCTGCGCGCGAGTACTCCTTGCCTTTCAATTCCTTGATGGCGCGCTTGGTCAGGAAGTCGCGCTCCAGAAAGAAGTTTCCTTCGTGGATGCTTTCGCCACATGCCGGATCGGGAAAACAGTTCCACGGGTCGATCCATTTACACTGCGGAACCAGTTTGCGCTTGATCTCGACTGCGACCTTGCCGCCGCCCATGTTGATGGCTGCAACTTCCTTCTTCCGCTCCGGGAATGGTCCTTTCAGAACGCCGACCCCGATGCGTGCCGCGTCATGGATGACCTTGCGCGCTTCGGCCGGGTACTTGCTCTTTACCATCCAGCCGTACATGCGGCGCTGTGCCGCTTCGGCTGCGTCTTTGACAGCAGCCATTTCCTGTTCGTAGTACTCATTCTGCGTCATTGGCACCGTGTTGGGCGCAGGCGGCGTGGTCTCCGGAACTGGCGGGGCAGCACTGCCTGCTTGTGGCGGCTGCATTGGGGCGGGTGCTTGCGCAGCAGGAGCGGCTGCTGGAGGCGCTGGTGGTTGCGGCGACGGCAACTCATCCGGCCTCATGTCGCGCATCATCGGCGTGCCGTCGGCACCCATCATGGTCTTGATGGAGCCCTTGTTCTTGACCAGATCGGGGTCCGGTACCGGCTTTGCGGAGAAGGCCATGTCGTCGATCGGCAGGATGATCTCGGACACACGCGCGGCGCCGGAATCAACATAGCGTGCGGTCAGCCGGATGAACACTGTCGAACGATTATCCATCGTGTCGGAACGCGCCAACGTGATCGGGCCGGTCATGCTGGTGGGTTTCGACCACTTGGCGTTGGCAAACTCGTAGCGATTATTGTCGTCGATGCCGAGGTACGACTCTTCGAGACCGAGCCATGTCTCTTCGATGCCGGAGGATGCGCGCGCGGTAACGGCATCATCCCGCTTTTCAGCGACAAGAAGCCCCAGCGCATCGCGGCGCTTGAGCTTCTCTTCCGGCGTCATCCCCGATTTGGCCACGTATTACACGTTCCAGGCGCCGGGCAGTGTGCAGACGTAGAACTTGAGCGTGTTGGCTGCCTGCGAAATGCCAGTGGCTGCTGCGTTGCCGTTGATGGTATCCGCCCCGCTACCGAACACCTGCATCGCGGTTGCGGTGTTGTTGACCACTACCGCGATCAGGCCGCCGGCTGTTCCGGTCGTGCTCGGCAGCATCACCGAGTCAGCCGCCGTCGCGACGGTGTCAACCCTGTTCACGCCGTTCAGAAGCTGTGTGGCACCTGTCTGGCCACCACCTGCAAGCGCTGTGATGGCTGCCTGTGCCGGCGAGCCGGTATACGTCAGCGGCACCATGCTTTTGCCGGTAGTGCGTGTCTTGAGGCCGACGATGCTGCTGCTGACTGGATCCTTGATCCACTCATCGCTGGGGCTGATATTTTGCAAGCTCATTGAGACTTCTGCTGTCATGCTGTTCTCCTGGTAAATTTAAAAATCATGGACAACTAAAATGTTGTTGTTGTGCCCGATCCAGATGGAACCAGCACGTTTCCGCCGCTATAGTTCGGAGTGACGCCGTTATATGGGGTCGAGGAATTATTATTTATCAAAGTGTTGCCTGAAACAGTGAACGCTCTGAAATTCGGCATTGTCGTGGCATTGATAAAATAACTCGCCGTGCCTTGTGTCGTTGTCACATAAGAAGATTCAACAACATTCGCAACTACGGCTAGGCCTTTTAAATACCCTGTTCCGGTTGAATCGCCGGTGATCTGAATAAACGGGAATGTATTGGGAGGTACCCCATCATTCTGAAATGATGTGTTGCCGATTATTCCTATTGAATACATGAAATAGGAGTCAAAAATATTCAAATCCACACATGCGCCATACGACGTGTCGCATGTATTTCCGATCACTTTAATACTCTGTGTGGTAGCGCCCGAATATACCTCTAAGCGTATGGATGGGCCGTAGAGCGATTCATTTCCGCTTTTCCAGATATGGTTTCCATCAATAACGCCATCGGTGACGTTTGTGAATTTGATGCCCTCTCGAACGTTTGTAATAGTGGGCGAACTCGTTGGGCCGCCAGCGCCGAATACCGCGCTGTCTCGCACTGTCACGTCTGACACTGTATCGGCGATAATGCCATGTGTCGTGTTATGCGATACGGCGGTCGTGTTATAGATGAGGCTTCCGCCGGCCATATGAATCGCAGCGGCGTTCCCTGAATTATCGGTAGGATTAATAGCAAGGCTGTTATAGATCTTCGACGCGGTAAGCTGATAAACAGTGTAATAGGACTGAATCATCGAGTCCACGTTTACGCCGTTCAACACTGGATCGCCGCCACCTGTTCCGTCCCCCATCGTCACAAACCCATACGACCCTGTATAAGCGCCACCGCATAGAGAAAACACGGATTTATTGTATGTAATCAGTTCAGGCTGAGCGAATCCATCGATCCTGCCCGGCCCGTTTAAAGTAACTCCATCTGGGATAACAATCCCTGTGCTGCTGATGCAGGTAATCCCATCGCCCATCGTCGCGATCTTGCCAAGCAATTTGGCTGTCGCTAACGCAGACTGAACTTGCGCAGTCTGATCCGGTCCGTAGACCATGAATGAGCCGGTGAGCGGAGACGCAACTGATGTCGTTAGCGATAATGTTGCCGCGCCTGACGACTGTACTGATGCGATTGTTCCAACGCCCTTCAATGCGCCAAGTGGGCCGTTCCACCACGAGACTAATTTTCCAACGTCGGCGCTCGACCATGCGGCGGTTGCCGAAGTGATTGTCGAAGTGTACGGACCTGACCCTGTAGACGCGGCGATCGCAACATCGTAAAGAACATTCCCTTGCCCCTTGGGAAGCTGCACGTTGGTGGCTAGCCCAGATAGCCCTTCGATGTTATTGTTGCCATCGTACTGGTACTTAGGCGCCCCCGGATAGTTCTGCGCCCCTGCAAATAACGACAAGCACAATAGTGTGGCAAGCAAGGCAAGTTTCTTCATCATGCTGCGTTCGGGTTCTGTAGTTGGAGGGCGGCGTAGGTGACAACGGCGCCGGTCGTCTGCGCATTGGCCACGGTTACTTGCACGTAGCTTACCGGCCCGTTGGCCGTGCCGCCGATCGAGGCGGCGGTGTTGGCGACCGTGTTGCCGGTCCAGGATGCTCCATCGAGCACGTTGCCGAGGTTGTCGGCGTAGCACTGGACGGTGACGCTTGTAACGACCGATGTCGTCAGCCCGGCGTTCACTGCCGTGTAGCCGCCACCTGCCGCGCGGTCCGAGTATGCTCCTTGCGACATCGGCATGATGCCGGTCTTGTACGTCAAACCGGCCAGGATCACCGACGGCCACGGGTTGGTCGGTGCAACCACTACGGCGGCGCTGCTGTCGTATGCTCCCACCTGCCAGGAGGCAGGGAGGGCAGTCGCGCATGGCGCGATCGCCGCCACTTGTGCCGTGCTGAGTGCCGCTGCCTGTGTCGGTGTCATGGCCACAAGCTGTCCGGTTGTGAACGCTAAGAACGCCGGCGCCGGCACGGACGCCAGTTGCGCAGTGGTCAATGCCTGGATCTGGCTGGTGGTCAATGCTTGTATCTGTGCTGCGGTCACTGCCTGCAGTTGGCCGGTGGTGATCGCCGTCAACTGCGCAGTGGTCAGTGCAGCGATGTTGTTGAAGTTGTTGGCTGCGATCTGCACGGTCGTGAACGCCACGATCTCGGACGTCGTGAGCGCAACCGTCTGCGTACTGGTCAGTGCCGCTACCTGCGACGTGGTCAGTGTCTGAATGTCGGTCGTGGTCAAACTCGCAACCTGCGCGGTGGTCATGGCGGCTATCGCTGCCGTTGATAACGAACCGATGTCGGCAACCCCGAGCGTGTTGGCCAACTGGCTGGTCGAGAGCGCAGCCACCTGCGGCCCGGTCAATGCCGCGATCTGCGTGGTGGAGAGCGCCACTAGCTGCGCGGTGGTCATGCTGGTAAGTTGACTGGTGGTCAGCGCGGCCACGGCGGTCGAGGTCAGTGCAGCCACGTCTTGCGTGGTGAGCGTGACAAGTTGCGCAGTGGTCAGGGCACTGGCAGCGGCGGTCGACAAGCCGGCTGCCTGTGCTGTCGTCAATGCAGCCACCTGGGCAGTCGTCAGGCCGACTGCTTGCGCGGTGGTCAGCGCAGGGATCACGGACGGCTGCAACGCGACGAGTTCGGCGGTGCTGATCGATGACAGTTGGGCCGTGCTGAGCGCTGCGAGTTGTGAAGAGGTGATAGCTGCATACTCGGCAGTCGTCAAGAGCGCAAGCTGCGCGGTGGTCAGCGCGTTGATGTCGGCTGTCGAGAAGGCGGCTAGCTGAAGGGGAGTGAGCGCCTTCAGTTGTGCAGTTGTCAGATTGACAGTCTGTGCAGTGGTCAGGCCGGGTATTGCTGCGGTGTTGAGCAGCGGCACCTGCGCGGTCGGCACGGCGGTTAGCTGTGCAGTGCTTAGTGCCGCGATCTGCGCGCTAGTGAGCGCAGCAACGGAGGCATTGCCAAGGTTGGCCACGTTGGCTGTCGGCAGCGCGGCGATGCTGGCAGTCGACAGGGCAGGAGCTTGCGACGGCAGCAGGGCAAACGTCTGCGCGGTGGAAAGCGATGCAGCTTGCGCTGTCGTCAATGAGTTGAGTTGCGCAGTGGTAAGCGCAACGACGTCGGCAACCGGAGTGAGCAAGTTGTTAAACTGGGCGGTTGACAGCGCAGTCAGGTCGGCGGTGGTGATCGCCGGTATTTGAGCAGGGGTTACGGCCTTGAGTTGCGCACTGGTGAGCGCAGTGATCTGCGCAGTGCTCAGTGCAGCTATGTCGGCCGGCGAGATCGCGGCAAGGAAGGCGGTCGGCATCGCCGCGATTTGCGCGGTAGTTAGCGCGTTGACCTGGGCGCACTGGGCGGTATTGCTAAGAGAATAAGAATCCGCAGAGGTAAGGGCTGCAATCTGTACCGTGGTGAGATTTGCGACTTGATCTGTCGACAAGCCGGAAAAGTAGTCCATTGTTGCCTCGCGGATATTATTTCCGTGAGGATATCAGATGCGTTACTTAGGGTCAATTAATTGTTGTTTGGCACCTTTTATGGCTTTGTAAAGAGGATGTTTGTAGATAGTATCGAGATGGACACCGGCATTTTGCGCGGATTCTCTAACAGAAAGGCCGTCCTTAATGAGCTGTATAGCTCGAAGAACGGCCTTTGAAGGCTTACTTCCCAACTTCGTATTCCCGGATGAAGTCAATTACCGATTCCGACCATCCGTCGATATGCACCCACTTCCCGTATCCAACGCCGTTCTTATCGCTGGCAATGTTGATAACGTACCCTCGGCCTTTCGGGTCGGGCACGGAATCAGAAGACTGTTCGTCGGTGATAACGATCAGTCTGTCATAGCCGGAAGCTTGCGCGTGAATCGACTTGACTGCGTTACCCAGGTAGGTTCCGCCATGCCGCTGACTACTGCCCATCGCGTCCCGCAACGCAAAGCCACTACGTGGCGGTATGACAACCGTGTGATCGGAGAAAGTAAAGATCGCCACTTGCTCGCAAATTTCACGCAGCAAAATGCCAAGGCCGTAAGCGGCATCCAGCCGTAGCATGTCAGATTTACCGGATAGTGGCGACTCCATCGAGCCGGATACGTCCACCAGCAACACCGTTCTCCCAACAAGTTTTTCTTGCCCCGCCAAACAACGTAGCATCGCCTTTTCAACAATCGGCTCCCACTGAGGGGCGTGACGTGCCGCCGCAATGAAGCGAAACGGCAGCACACGGTCCGTCTTCATCGTATCAACGTACGACTCGACAAGCTTGACATCGACACCAGCCTGGATCATGTTGCGCAGGTTACGCAAGAAGGCCAGCGCTCCCAGTTTCTTTTCGGCTATCAACTGTTCAAATGTTTCTTTCTTATCATCCCCGGCAGATAACCGTGTCTCCCAGGTATCGGGAGTTGGCAGTGTGCCGTTAATCAAATCATAGAACACTTTCTCGCCGTCGGTCAGCCCGCGTGTTTCCAGAAAACAGGGTGACTCACTCCGCTCCAATTTGGTGAACTTATCGCCGGGCGCATCGCTTGGCTTTGCATGCACCAGGAACAACACATCGCGCAACTTGACGGCATTATCGCGATTGTACTTGGCCAAGTCGAATGCAGAGAACTTGCGCATTGCTGCTGCCAAGCCTTTCTTGACTTGCGCCGAGATAGGCGTCTTGCCATTCTTCCAGTAAACCGCCATGAACTCGGTTAGCTCATCGGCACGCTGAATCACGTCGCGCAAAATGTCTTTGACCAAGTGCTTGTGTGTTGCATGCCGCGCCATCTCGCGGACCAGCAACAGCGGCATGTGGCGCAACTTCATCTTGGTTCGCGCTTCGTAAGCGCATGCGGCGACAAATTCAGGGCGGCATTTTGGAACGAGGGCGGCCACCCGGTCGGAAACCGACTTGCCGTCTTCGTAAAAACTATCCTCCCAAAGCATGCAGCACATCACTGTGCGGCGCAGTTCTTGCTCCGAAGTGATGTGCTTGGTCGGCGCGCCTTCTGCAGTGAACACAGGAGGGGTGTGAACTTTTTTATTCAATTGCGACATAATTTCTCCATTCGGGAACAAATCGACTTCGGAGAATCATATGCAAGAAGTATCCGAAATCTACACCACGAAAATAATCATTGCAGGAACAGTTGCCCAGAGCAGCCCCACCAAGGGCAAGGTTCGGCGTATTGATAATTTAGGCCGCCGAACCTGGAGTCGAACCAGGAAGTATCTCTAAACAGCACCATGCAAAAACAGTATGCGAGAACTAACGACAACAGAAATTTAGCGCTCTAACCAACTGAGCTATCGTCTTTCAACGAGCCGGACTCGAACCGGCGACCCGCTCCTTGACATGGAAGTAACTGTCATCTACGCTACGTAAATTTCAATGCAGGAATAAAACGAGATCGGGATTATTTCCCCAAGAAGTAGCCGACCTCAACACCATGCAAATTCATTAGGTGTGAGTATAAGGCAATTGCCGGTAGTGTCAAGCAGTTTGCGTAAATATTTTCAGCCAAGCACACCGCAAGACGGGACAGTGCTTTGATGACGCGGAAGCCGCCGCCCCTTGACCTTGTCGGCACTGATGGTCGGATGCGCAAATGTCATTGCCAGCGCGTCGGCCTTGTTCGGCGACTTGATGCCACGGCGTTTCGCATCTTCCTTGCTCTCCAGCAACAGTTCGCCGCCTTTGAACTTGTAACGCAGTGCAGTCAACTCGACACGCAACTCGGCCTCGTTGGGCAGCGACGCGGTCTTCAGCCACTCCTTCATCTCCGACCACATGAACGCGCGCAAATTGTAGTTGGTGTCGTCCGACATGCGGCACTGGCTGTTGACATCGACCACGGTCTTGACGATGCGGCCGGTGCGGCGGTCCTCGCGGTCCGGGTACCATGCGCGCAGCAGGTCAGCCACGCCGCTGCCGAGCCCCACGGTATCCACGGCTATCTGCTCCGGGCGCTCCTTGTAGGCATCGATCTCGCGGCGCGCGCGGCCCGCCACGTCGGGGATGTCCAGCTTGGCCATCTCGATCACCTTGAGCACCACGCGGCCACGGCGGAATACGATGGCGCTCTTGTCGTCCCCGAACCGGGCGACGTCGATCCCTACGCGCAGGCCGCCGATAGGCTGAATATCTGCCGGCCCTTTCCGCATCGCTTCCACCACCAGCGGTGCCGGGATAAATACGTTGGTCACCGAGCCTTCGTAGTTGAGATCGATCTCGGCGGCCACGATCACAGGGTCCAGTGTCTGGCACTGCTTGTCGTACCATGCCTGGTCCTTGCGCGGATCGTCACGCCAGGAGAAGGTGAACACCGGTATCTTCCCGCCATGCCGTTTCTGATAAAACGGATTACCGGCGCCGTTCGGCGTCGACACGTCGATCTTGCAGTTGGCGGTGGCGGACAGCGCGGCATCGATCGCTTCCGGCTGCTCGTAGTGGCTGCTCTCGTCCTTGAAATAGATGCCTGCGCGCGCTCCGCGGCCGATGTTGTTGCCTGCCTCGCCAATGATTGCGGAGCCGTTCTCCGGGTTCAGGATGCGCATGTTGGGCGCATGCTTGTGCGCGTTCCACCCTGCCGGTTTGAACTCTTGCGGCAGCAACTCGATGAGCTGCCTGGCCTTCCAGAACAAAGACTTCGGGTCGCCCAGCTTATCGACCAGTTCCTCCTTACGGCTGCCAAAGCCGATCACCGATCCGGGGTAGAAGAGCCACATCCAGGTTGCAAACGCAACGCACAACCACGACAGGCCGACGTCGCGAGACTTCTCGGCCAGTCCGTCCTGCCTTCCTTTCCATCGGGCGTGCAGCCAGTTGATGAACTCCACCTGCTTGGGGAAAAGCAGGAAAGGCATCTCGGCGGCTTTCCCCACTTCCAGGTTGCGGGGGTCCGACGTCATGCAAATATCGTGGATGAAGTAGACCGGGTTCTGCCGGTAAAAATCTTTTAGCGCGGGAATGAACTCGGAGCCTGCCAGAATGGCAGGAGTCGTATCGGTGGCTTCTACCGCTGGACGACGCAGGCGCTGCAGCATCTCCGCCCTGTGCTTGAAGACCGGCGCATAGTCCTGGTCTTTCCAATCGAACCCTTCAGGGAACCAGAGCGGCGGGAGATCGTCGGCGGTGGGCTGGCTGCTCACTTCGTTGTTTCCACAACATGAAGTTTTACTAATTCGATCAGTCCGAGGAAGTCAGATAGCCGCGCATTGCCGTATTCGTTCCAGTTAAACTCGTCGGCCCCGTCGCTATGCATGAAGACCATGCGCTGGTACATGTGCGGTTTCGCATCGGCCATTTCTGCCAGTTCGCGCAGACGCTCCCCTGGCGTTTGATTTTTGTTCCAGACGGGCAGGTGGGTGACGGTGGCGGTGGCGGTCATTTTACTTGTTGCTTTCTGCAAGTAGCTTTTTGACAATGCTTTTAGTGAAAAATTGAATCTGGTCTACGAGCGATGGTACCTAATTCGGCGCCAGCGCTGGATCCATTCCGGGGCATGGGGTGGGCCCGAGAAAATTCTATACCGATTTTTGCTTACTGGCAACACTACGTATCCACAAGTCACTAAGTTAACAATTTGACACAATTTTACATAATGAAAGTTATGCGAACATTAAAAATAAAGTCTTTAATAATCAATGACTTACATCATGGATCAATCCTTGCTTACGTAAAACCACGCTACATTGTGTAGTGTCGCCATACAAAGTGTCGTCCTATTTCTTCCCAATCATCTCCAGATACGCTGATTGCGGATTGATATTAATGTTGACCTGAATCGGCGCTTGCGGCACTGGTGCCGGCGTCTCTTCGACGATGTTATGCGCTTGCCGCTCGAGTTTGATGTAAATCTCGGATATCTTCGCCACCTCTTTCAGCGCATTGAGCCGCTGCATGTTGCTCAGGCCGGTCATCGCGTCCAGCCGATCACAGATCATCTCCAGACGTTTCAGATTGACATCGATATGCGCTTGATGCCGATCGATGACAGCGTTGCGCATTGCGCGCATCTCGTCTTTTGTCACTGCTTTAACAGCTCTAGCCGGCTCAGTGATCGGCGTTGGCAGTGCGCTCGGAGGGTTACGGACGATGCCGTATTGCTGCATGTGATTTTTTACCGTCTGCGGCGATATGCCGTATGTGCGCGCAAGAGTCGCAATTGTTGTCTTTGTATTACGATAGTCCCTCTCTATAGGGGTCCAATCAGCTACTTTTGCCATTGCTATATTACTTTCAGTTATATAAGGATATTGATATGCGTCTCATCGCTACTTTATACACGATGCAGATACTTTTGTAAAAACCATGCTTGACAATCATATTCAAAATGCTATCATGTATTCCGCAACATAACTTTTCGGAGAAATAAAATGAACAGTAAAAACTTCGCAGCTACAGCACAAAAAATCTACGATCGCAAAGTCAATCGAATCAAAAACACAGGCACGCTGATCGGGCAGCGTGAGATGCAAGAAGCACAAATGGAGCTAGCTGATCGCACGTTTGATGCGCAGTGGAATTCAAAAGAAGGTAAAGCTTGGAGAAAAGCTAATCCTTCTCGCTAATCAGCAATACATCTTTTAATCCTAAACAAAAAGGCTATCAATCATGAAACTGACCAAACAAAAACAAAAACAAGCGGAACGAGACGAAGCAATCGCTTATCTTCTCAAGATTTTGAGACCTGGCACCGAAGTGGCTACAATTACGCGTCACACGTCACGTTCCGGCATGATGCGCCACATCAGCCTATCCATAGTACATGACAACAGGCTGCAGGATATTACATGGCACGCGGCTCATGCAATGGGCGATACGCGCGCCGCAGACGGCGGAATAAAAACGCCTGGCTGCGGCATGGATATGGGTTTTCATCTTGTCTATAATCTTGGCCGGACTCTTTGGCCAAATGGCAACGGGAAGCCGGATACAGACAGCGGCTACACGCTAAAACAGCGCTGGATATAAGCATCATGATCCCTTCCTACACTCCCAGCGAGGCTACGATGCGCGAATATCTCGAAGCCGTGCGCATTGCGCTACTGGCACGCTGGAATGCTCACAAACCCGTACATCAAATCAAAAGGTAATCAAAATGCTATCAAAATCGCGGCATCAATTCGACTTCGCCGGGTTTTCTTTCCCGAAATTTGTTTTCACGCTGCCACTAGGCACTTTCGAAAAGCGTATCCGTGCGATGAAAAATCCTTGCACTGGAGGGTATTACCATGCGCCGGTACCGAATCAGCGTGATGGAATAGGATTTTATCTTGGTTCAGACGGAATGCCCGGTTTGCGCTGGTTTTGGTGCGACGACGTAGCTAGCGCACAAATCGATCATGCAGGGTGGTTTTGCGACGATGAACAGTTCGAAAAAATTCGCGGTATTGTCATGCGCTTACCCCATGGTCGCGGCTATCTTGCCGGCTATTCAAGGGGCAAAAATATGGCGTCGTCAATCGGTGTAAAAATATATGACGATATCGTCGACGCTGCGCATGCTGCAGACAGCGAAGCCGAAAACGCTGATGAGTTTTTTAAGGACTAATCATGAAAATCACCACGCAACATACCGCCAACGCGTCGTTCGTTCGCATCGTAACCGCAACAAAAGACACTAGCATCTTGCTGGAGCCAAGCCTGACTGTCGCGGAGTCGCTAGGTTTTCACGCGCTGGACCTGCGGAAAAAAGCAGCGCGCCTGATCGAATCGGCTGAGCTAGTTGAATCGGCCATAAGGGAGTTATCGAAATGAACACCAAACCGTCAAGTCGATTGACCATGGCTCTTTACCTGTTTGCCAAAAAAGGCTGCTCCGCCCGGCAAGCGGCAATTCGGGCCGATATCGCAGTCTCCACGATTTACCGATCGCGCCAGTATCGTGAGATGAATGGATTGCCGGAAAGGAAAGCGGTAAAACCTCAGCAAGAATTGCCAGAAAGGAAAGCGGTAAAACCTCAGCAAGAATTGCCTGAATTGAAAGCGTCTACGTGGCGCGCGGAGCCTGAAATTTAAGACCTCGGCAACAAAAATGAAGAAAGCCACCTAAAGGTGGCTTTTATTTTGACCGGAAAGGGGGTAAATCGGGCCGTGGCGGCGTTAATGGCCTACGCGGGTACTCAGGGTGCCATGCTCGTCTTGATCGACGATTATGAGCCGTATTCCGTGCAGTTTGCGCACTGGCTCGTCCTGACAGGTAACTTCGATTCGAATGCCGGCAAATGTTGGCTCTTGTTCAACAGCGAACTCTGTTAGCAACTCATCAATTTCCTGATGCAGTTTTGCACGGGCTGCTTGCGCCATTGATTGCGCAGGGGCTGCGTCTTCCAGGGGGTTTAGGGCTTCAGCAAGCTGCCTGCTCATTGTCCGCTGCTTTCGCCGGCGCCGGCGGCAAAGTCCGCTTGCCCATCGCCGCCGTCAGGCATCTGGCCGCCAGCGCGGATGATGCTTTTGACAAGCGTTACCAGATCGTTGAGACTCGATACCGGTTGCGCCGTGCTGTCGCCATCGTTGTCGTCATCGCCATCCGAATTGTCGTCGGTTCCGGGTTGCACGGATACGCTGATTTTGTTTTGGGCGTCGACCATGATGCACACGGTGTATCCAGCCTGCTGGCTGCTGTCATCGGAACCATCGGCCCCTTGACTGGTATCGTCGCCTGCAGTGGGGTCACCGCCTGCGGATCCTGCTGCGTCTGGCATTGAAGACATTGACATTTTGTTATTTAACTTTCTTAAGGGAGGGGTTCGCCTTCTTCGCTGCTGCCGATGCGTTGCGCGTACTGGAAGCGAGAATAGCGCCTGCGGCTTGCTTGCCGACCTTATCCTTTTTCTCGATCTGCTCTTGAACTTTTTTGAAAGACACGATGCGCTCCTGCTGCGGATTGACACCCGACAGAATACTTTTTGGTTTGCGAGTTGTCAACCGAATTTCTTCCACTAGCTTCTCGCTTGCGAGATGTGTTATCTAAACAGTATTGGTGGCGTTGGTGGCGATAAAACACGTCCCCGCAAGAGTTGGCCAGTATAGCCACGTAAAATATGTATAGCATTTTAAATTTTCTCACCTACGTACAGAAGAAAGTTTATAAAAGGGGTGTTTTATCGCCACCAACGCCACCTTTGCGCCACCAAAAAGCGGTAAAATAGGCTGTTTTAGCTTAAAAATGATAACTTGAAATAAATTACAAGCATATCCCTTACAGATAGGAGATGTAAAAATGAAAAGTATTCTTCCGCCTGATACAGATACGATTCGGTATTTAGTCCACTACAGCCCTTCTACCGGGGTTTTCAGATCACTTGTTGATTATGTGAAAGGGCCAAAAGTAGGGGATATTCTCGGAAAGCCGACTAAAAGCGGCAAGCTATTGATTGAAATTGAAGGGCACAGCTACCTGAATGACCAACTGGCTTTTATCTATATGACATTGTTTCCGATGCGTCGGCACCATAAGATATGGCACAAGAATGATGACCCCGGCGATTGCCGATGGTCTAATTTAATGATGGCCGGAGAAAACCCGGCAAGTATCGACCGCCTGGTTCGAACGACAGGGGTAAACTTATCTGCCCCGGATCCCACTGTCGAGGAGATGCGCGAACTCTACGAGAATAGAATTCGCGCCATGATCTTACGCGCTAAAAAGAGCAAAGAGAGGTGTGATCTTTAAATGTCTTCCGCGTCCGCGCCGGAACGAAGACGAATGCCGGTACGGTATCTCTTGCCCTGCGCGCCTTTTCGCTCCCCAAAGCCTTTTGCGGCCAGCTTCACTGCAAGCCGCCTGGAGGAAGAAACCATCCGCAATTCCCCCGCCCCTTCAGCCCATAATTTCCAACTGGCAAATAGTGACGCGCTCAACGTTTCAAACTCTTTGCCTTCGCCTGTTTCGCAGCACTCTTCCAGCCAGATAGCCAACAGATCTTGGGACTCTCTGTACTGTGTCAACGCGACTTGCACACTGACCGGGCGATCAAACCCAACCTTCTGGAAGGCAAGCGCCCCCCGCACGCACCATGAGAGGATGCCAGGCATTTCAGATGCCAGTTTTGCCATTCTTCCGACGTCTTTTTTGACGCCATCCCCCAGGTCGACATCGAAATTGCGTTCAAAGGGTATGGGCATAAGCCGCCGCCACACGCCGTGGTCCGTTCCTTTGACTGTCGGCTTATGATTGGTGGGCATGAACATTACCCAAGTTGGCTGTACCTCGATCGTTTCCGTGGCATAAACGCCGCGAGCGGGGATTGACTCTCCACCTGTTACCGCCTTGATAAGAGATTCTTTCAGCTCACTACCTTCGGAGGGCTCGGTAATGTACACCATGCGAGCGCCCCGCAGGCGCAAGATATCCTCCCGAGCCCCGCTGGCGGCCACACCACCACCAGCTGCGGAGGAAGACAGGAATGTTTCAGCCCCCGAGGTTTTGGCGTGCATGCCGAACACATTCTGAATGGTTTTTAGCACCGTGCTCTTGCCATTTGACCCGCCACCGTAGGGGATTACCATTACGTCTTCGTCTGGGCGTCCGAGCATTGCGTACCCGATCACCCGCTGGAAAAAACCAACCATCTCCACGTCGCCCATGAACACGTCGAGCAGTGTCTGCTCCCATAAAGGTGCGCTAGCTGACTCATCGTAGTCAACGGAGGAAGCCATTGTTATCCTGCTATTCTTATCTGGCTCAACCAGACGACCGGTAGTCAAGTCGATAACGCCATTGGCGACGCCGAACAGTTGGGGGTCGGCGTCGAGCGCCTCGACAGGCACGGCGACCGTTGGGTTTGTGCGCGCTACACGAATAACATTAGCTACAGTGGCCGCGCGCTGAGCCGCTACGCACAGCGCCATGAATTTTTCCTTGTTGGCGGCGCCTTCGATATCTCTTATCTCTTTCGGCAGCTCGCGAATGACATCGACCGCCAGGTTCTCTATCTCGACAGAACGCCCACGACGCCAGAAGACGCCGGACCATATGTACCATTTTTCAAAGTCAGAGACGAACATCAAGGACTCGCCGAACGCATCAAGCATACGATTGGCGATGCCGAACTCGGACGGGTACTTGTCCGAAAATACAGATAAGCAGTCAGGAACAGGAATTGTTTCTTTCTTTTCTGCCATTGCCTTTTTGACTGCAACAACGCCTAGAGCTACTTTGCCGGGGCTGATTGCTTTGTACTTGCTGCGGATACGCTCCTGGAAGTCGAGGCGCAGACCTTCATCGCTGCCGGCGCATTCCCCGCAGCGCGGAGCCAAATCGTTGACAAGCTCTATCGTATCTCGACACTCTTCAATCTCTTTTTGCAAATCCCGGCGCACGCCGAGCGCCTTCTGCCGCTCGTCAGCCGCAATTCGTTCCTTGCGCTCTTTCAAGATTGTCCGAAACGTCTTCTGATCGCCACTGCTGCGCCCGAACGAGTCCCACACACGCCGCACGTCATCCGTGCCTAGATAGCCGCCCCACTGGCTGCTCCAGGCATCCCATACCGCGAACCAATCATCCTCGCCGCACCCTTGATGGTGGAGGCAGGCGCCGACAGTCAGCCACTCCGCGCGATCCTCGTAGCTGTGCCAGCTCAGGTAGTCCGCAGCATTTTCGATTGTCACCCCATCAACTGGTGGTTTGTCAACAGTGAAAAACTCGTCGTCGTCGTTGTCAGGTGCACTGTCTCCTCGCGTCGCAACGCGCTCTACCGCGCCCTCTCCACCCCCCTCCCTTACCATCCGCCCGGCAGCCACCTCGATCTCCATCAGACGTTCGAACTCCGCGATTGCGGCTTCCACCTGCCGCTTCTCGATTACCGGCAGCTCGCTGGCAGGCCAGTGCAGCAGACCGCCGCCGTCGTCCACCCATTGGTACTCGCGCTTCGTATCGGGATGCACCGCCAGGGCTACATACTGCTGCCCCGCGCCCAGCACCTCCAGACGTTGCACATTGCGTTTGCCTGAAGCTTTCACCGGATCGCTCGGATCGAAGTAGCCCCGGCTGCTCATCTTGCCCCACCCCGGTTCGGCAGCGCGGTAGCACAGCATCGTTCGGGGCGCATCCCCTACCCGTTCCGGGCAGACGCCAACCTCGCGCGCATACCAGTCAAGCATGCCCTTCAATACCGTTTTGTTGCTGGCATCCAGGTCCTGCGGCGAGAGCGGTGCGTCGCCTACGCCCGCCAGCACGCCCAAGCCGTCGCCGTTGTACCGCGCCGCATCGGTCGGCTTCAGCCGCGCGTTCTGCCACGAAGCGATCGAGGGTCGCTTCGTGCCCGGCTTGATCGGCACCACCAGGTAGCCTGAGTTAATGAGATGCGCCGCGTGGTCCCGGAAGTGGCCGGTCATACGACGACCTTTACGGGGGATTGATAGATCAGCATTATTAGCTTTCTTATAAGCGCGTAGTGGAGGGGACGCCGGAGGTCGCCAAACCCTGGAGTTACGAATAAAACCAGTTGGCGCCCCCTCCACTACGCATTCATTTTTCAGTTTGGCGGATTTTGAGTTTATGCCTGAAATAAACGGCACGCAACAAAAAGCCGCTGATAATTTCAGCGGCTTGGTGAATTGATATTGTTGTTAATCAGTGCTCTATGACGAGTCGACACTCCCTCCACTCCCTCCACTCCCTCGCCTTTTTCTCTTTGGACGATGAAGCTCTCGCCGCAATTGCTTCCAGTTCTTCTCGAACTCCGCTTGCTGCTCCTCAGCGTCTTCAAGCGCTCCTGCCAGCCATGAGCGATCAGGATCCATGCGTGCGCGTAGCTCGTCCATTTCATCGACGCTTGTCCAGGGCCTCATGCGCAATATCATCAATGCGATGATCATTTCCTCGGCACGCCGCCACTTATCGTAATCCGAGACCCGCCCCAGCGGATCATCTTTGGTTGGGGTGCAGGATGTCATCCTTCTTTCCTCTTCAGTTCAACAGCCATCTTCAATAATTTCTGCGCCGTCGCAGGAACCGGTCGCTCTCCTCGCTTCCACCTGGTCAGCGTCGCTGCGCTCACACCGATAAAATCGGCAGCCATCTTGTGGCGCGTCAAGCCAAGCGCGGCGAGGTAGTGCTTAAGATCGTCAGGGGTCATGCCGGCGCCTTGGGCGCGGTATTTTCGAATGCGTTTAACAAGCATATATAAACGCGACTTTCTAATGCGGTCCCATTGGTATTCAAGACAGCGTTAATGCTACGGCGCAGCACCCGCACCTGTTCCGTCAATTCCGCGATTTGTTTTTGCATTGTCGCGACAGACTCGAATTCGCAAAATAGACCTTCGTCCGGCTGACAGCAACAATGCTTGCCTGATTTTACGCAGATACTCATACCTTCCTACCTTTCTGCTGCGCGATTGCGGCATCGAGTCTCTCATCAATTTGTGCATTATCTTCGGTTGCTATCAGGCCATCATCGACATCGATGAAAACACATAGAACATCGTTGTCTCGGCAACAATTCTGTCGCTTCAATTCTCGATACCGCTCTGCATCCACCTTATCCGTATCGCGCTCGGCTTTGAGGTCGGAAAGGGCGGCTTGATAACCAGCGTCAAACCCGTAAGAAAACGTTGGCAAGCGCCCCCATGCACATTCAGGATTCGACGCGGGCGACAACTTCCATGCGGCCAATTTCGCAGAGCCATTTATCTTTTGTTCAACCTCTTCTATCCGCTTTATCGCGTTGCTCATGATAAAAACCTCTTTGGACAAGTCTCGCACCAGTAAAAAGAGTTGCTACCACATTCCCTATCGTATTCAGGACAAACCCTAACTACGGCGCACGTTTCTGTTATGGCCTTGTAATGATCCAGTATTTGTTTAAATTCACGCTTCTTCTCATCGGTCCAATGTGGAATAGAGTCGCCGGATCCTAGTTTTAACTCGCTCATAGTTGCCTCAGAAAATTCGTGTCTAACCGTTTTGTGATTTTAAAACAGAATGCATTTTTTCCAATATGCTGCACACCAAGACCTCTCCATGCGCTAAAGCGAGCGCCTGCACGCGCATGCTTACCCATGAAGTGGCCTCTGTAAATTCCTTCACGCTGGTTTCTACTGAGAGTCGTGCTGCTCATGACTTCCTCGTTCTCTCAAGCTGTAATTGTTCTTGCATTGCGTAAAGATCTGCCACAGAATCTGAAGCAATTTTCTTTTGTTCAGCAAGTTCGCGCCGCAACTTTTTGATTGTTTTTGTCGCTGAATCAAGACTCTGAATCAAAACTTCAGTTAAGCATCCATCGCACAGCCCGCGTTCGCTCATCATCCAACCTTTGGCATTTTTAGTAGTGGCGCGAAATGAGTAATATCAGAATCCGAATACAATCCGTCACATGAACACCAGGAGTCACCATCCCAATGTGCAATAGTTGGCGCCGCATGGTCTCCCCAACCAAAATTCGCAATCAGCAGGCGCGTTCCATCCCTCGGCGCTTCAGCAATTGGCAACCACGCATCGCTCACCGACTCGACCGGCTGCGACATGAGGGAGCGGATTTCGTCGAGACAGTACACTGACGGAAGCCCGCTTTTTTCGTGGTTAGCAATAGCCTCTTTGATCTTCTCGTCGCGTTCGGCAATGTTCATTTATCCCCCTCTTGCAGTGGACGGTAGCCGGTTACTGACGCCAAAGAATAGCAAGCAGTAGAACGCAATTTAATAAGACGCGCTTCCAGTGGCGTCTCCGTTGCGTACATCCATTCTCCTTTGATGAACAACGAAAAGCATTTAGCTCCCGACGTGCAGTTCAACTCCCACACCAACCCATCTACCTTCGGCTCTTCCGACATCGGAATCCATGCGGCTGGATCGCGGACCGGCGCGGCTGGTTTGATGATGCGGTAGTGGGTGATGCGACCGGCTGAAGTGTAATGCCACCAACATCTTTCTGGCTGATTGTGTTGAGAGCTAAATACTCCATCTACTTTATACGCCGTTAAAGTCCCTGCTGGCACTGGGCATTTTCCATTTCCATCGTACTCAATCCACCCCTCCGCATCCGCAACGTCAGCTTTCTTGTCAAGACTCGATATCAAAATTCCATCGTCGTACGACATTGTTTCTTTCGCCTTTTCGAGCAGCTTATCAGCAACCTTCTCGACGTCGATTTTGACAATGCTATTATCAACAACTCCCTCCCGCAGCATGCGCGCAAGGCGAACCTCTTCGCTGATTTCAGTGAAGGGTGAATGACGGTATCCGTGTAGGTGGTTCATGTGGGCTCCTTAAGGTAGACAGCGCGGCAGCTCAGAGCATCTGGCATTCCATATCTTTGCGCCGAATGCAGTTAACGTAGTGCGTACTGGTTCGTTGATGCTCATTCTTTAAAAGCCTTATGCTTGGGGGCTGACTTCAGAAAGGCGTTCCACAAGTTTCCAACAGTCAAGTTTTGTTCGGCCGCTTCTTGCGCGGCCTTCACCTGTTCCGGCGTCAGCTTCTTGCGCACGAGTTGCCAGTCGGGCGGCAGTTTTTTCTTAGGTTCGCGGAACTTGACGCTATGGTCAAAACGCTCCGGGTATAGTAGATGCTCCTCGGTCAGCCTGCCGTCCAGTGCTGTCACGATCGCGGCAGCTTTTTCAGGACTGACTTTGATCTTGTTGAGTTCGAGCCGCGACAGGTGCGCTTGGTCGATGCCGATGTGCTTTGCGAATGCGGCTTGCGACATGCCGAGCTGCATGCGGATGATGTAGATGGGGGTTTTCATGAAAATCATTTTAACAGAAATAAAATGCTTGACAAGCATAATCATGATGTTTATTCTGAAGGCTCTTTTCAACAAACCAACAGGTGACGACATGCTGGCATTCAATAACGACGCTGAACTCAAAAAGAACTTGTTGATCGAGGTCGAGAAGCATCGGCTTGCCGATCAGATCATCAGCGGCTCCTACGGCAAAAAGGTCAACGGACAATGGCGCGGATGCGCAGTCGGTTGCTCGATTCATTCATTCAATATTCTTTATGGAACAAAAGTTCCGACCGGCTCGCATGCTTTCTACGAGAAAGGCTTCGGCATTCCACAAGTTTTGGCAAGACTCGAAGATCGTATTTTCGAAGGGCTGCCATTCGAGTTAAAAGCCGAATGGCCCGGCAAGTTTTTTAGCGCAATCACCCCCGGCGCTGATCTCTCTAAAGTCTGGCCTGAGTTTGCCATTTGGCTTCTTATCGATGTTGAACACGGTGTGGCTCGTTACGCTAAATCAGCGAAATCGAAATCAGCAATTGAACGCGTAGCTGAGCTTTATCGCAGCGGCGGCACCGAGCAGCAGTTTAGAGACGCCCACGCCGCCGCCTACGACGCCTACGCCGCCGCCCACGCCGCCGCCTACGACGCCGCCGCCTACGCCGCCGCCTACGACGCCTACGCCGCCG